AGGTACTTCAGGTACATCAGGTACTTCAGGTTCTTCAGGATCATCCGGTACATCAGGTTCTTTAGGCACATCAGGCACATCAGGTACATCAGGCACATCAGGCACATCAGGTACTTCAGGTTCCGATGGTTTAAGTGGTCTGTCAGGTGCATCAGCAACTTCAGGTTCATCAGGCACTTCAGGTACTTCAGGACAATCAGGTTCTAGAGGTACATCAGGTACTTCAGGCACATCAGGTACTTCAGGTACTTCAGGTACATCAGGCACATCCGGTACTTCAGGACAATCAGGTTCTAGAGGTACATCAGGTACTTCAGGTACATCAGGTACTTCAGGTACATCAGGCACATCAGGTACTTCAGGTACCTCCGGTTCTTCAGGTTCATCCGGTACATCAGGCACATCCGGCACTTCCGGTACATCAGGTACTTCAGGACAATCAGGCTCGTCAGGTACTAAAGGTACTTCAGGTACTTCCGGTACCTCCGGCACCTCAGGAACATCTGGTTTAAGTAATAGTGTATTAACATATTATTATTCCTGGGCAGATCCATATGTAGCACAACCTACACAAAATGGAGAAGCATTTTCATCAAACTCAAACTCAACTTTAATTACATATTGGCTTCTTTATAATAGAGATTGTAACGCTACAGGAATCAGTGCATTATCATTTATCCCGCTTGGATACCAATTAGTAGTTACAGGACCAAACGGAACTACAGCATTATATACTGTAACAGGTGTATCTCAACCAACTTCAGATTATTACAAAATAGATGTAACTTATGTATCTGGAAATGTTGGGGGAGTAGATATATTTAATTGTTATACTCATACATTCAATTTTTATATTCGTCCTAGTGGCACATCAGGTTCATCCGGATCTTCAGGTTCATCTGGTTCTTCAGGTACATCAGGTACATCAGGTACATCAGGTACTAAAGGTACATCAGGTACATCAGGCACTTCAGGATCATCAGGCACTTCAGGTACTTCAGGCTCATCAGGTACTTCAGGTACCTCAGGACGATCCGGCTCATTAGGCACATCAGGTACTTCAGGTACTTCAGGTACATCAGGTTCTGATGGTTTAAGCGGCTTATCAGGTGCATCAGCAACTTCAGGTTCATCAGGTTCATCAGGTACTTCAGGTACTTCGGGACAATCAGGTTCTAGAGGTACATCAGGCACATCAGGCACATCAGGTACTTCAGGTACTTCGGGCACATCAGGCTCTTCAGGTTCATCAGGCACATCCGGTTCTTCAGGATTTTCAGGTGTATCCGGAATATCAGGATTATCAGGTACTTCAGGTACTTCAGGTACATCAGGCTCTTCAGGTACATCAGGTACTTCGGGTTCATCAGGCACATCGGGTACTTCAGGACAATCAGGTTCATTAGGTACATCTGGTACATCTGGCACATCTGGCACATCTGGTACATCTGGCACATCTGGTACATCAGGCACCTCCGGTTCTTCAGGCACATCCGGCACTTCAGGTTCATCAGGTACTTCAGGCTCTTCAGGACAATCAGGTTCATTAGGTACATCAGGTACTTCAGGTACGTCAGGTACATCAGGTACATCAGGCACTTCAGGCACTTCAGGCTCATCAGGTACTTCAGGAACATCAGGACAATCAGGTTCTAGAGGCACATCAGGCACATCAGGCACATCAGGTACATCAGGCACATCCGGTACTTCAGGTTCAGATGGTTTAAGTGGTTTATCGGGTGCGTCAGCAACTTCAGGCTCATCAGGTACTTCAGGTACTTCGGGACAATCAGGTTCTAGAGGTACATCAGGTACATCAGGCACATCAGGCACATCAGGCTCATCTGGCACATCAGGTACTTCAGGCACTTCAGGTTCATCAGGTACATCAGGTTCATCAGGACAATCAGGTTCTAGAGGTACTTCAGGTACATCAGGCACATCAGGCACATCAGGTACTTCAGGTACATCAGGCACATCAGGTACTTCAGGCACTTCAGGTTCATCAGGTACATCAGGTACTTCAGGACAATCAGGTTCATTAGGTACATCTGGCACATCAGGTACTTCAGGTACTTCAGGTACTTCAGGTACATCAGGTACATCAGGTACATCAGGTACTTCAGGCACTTCAGGTTCATCAGGCACTTCAGGCTCTTCAGGACAATCAGGTTCTAGAGGCACATCAGGCACATCAGGCACATCAGGCACATCTGGTACATCAGGCACATCAGGTACTTCGGGCACTTCAGGTTCATCAGGCACATCAGGTACTTCAGGACAATCAGGTTCTCTAGGCACTTCAGGCACATCAGGACGATCAGGTACTTCAGGTACATCAGGTACTTCAGGTACATCAGGTACCTCAGGTTCCGATGGTTTAAGTGGTTTATCAGGTGCATCAGCAACTTCAGGTTCATCAGGAACATCAGGACAATCAGGCTCGTCAGGCACTAGAGGCACATCAGGCACATCAGGTACTTCAGGCACATCAGGCACCTCGGGTACATCAGGTTTAAGCGCTCCTAGTGGCACTAGTGGTATAAGTGGAAATGCATTTAATCATCAACCTAATTTTGCTGTTTATACTGTTAATACATCAACAATACAAAGTACTGATTCTTTAAAATTCCAAAATATAGGAGGAAATAGAGGGGTTACTATTAGCGGAAGTTATGGATTATTTATAGAAAGTAGTTCAGTATCTGGAACCAATAGTGGCTTCAGATCAGGTATGAAATTTGTAAATAATGGTGCAGCTCATTGGTCTATAGGAGTAAGTGCTAGTAGTGCAACTAATAATCTTAATCCTTTTGTTATTACTAATACTAGCGATAATGGGGATGTATTATGGGCTGGACCTTTTAATCCTAGATTTACTTTTAGCACTGATGGTAAATTCTCAATATTTACTGGAACTGGAGGAGTAACTCTTAAGTTTAGAACAGGTAGTAGTGGATTAGAAATAGAATCTCCTGATGGTCAAGATACAAGATTATTTTCAAACGCTGTAAATACAGGTATTAATACTACAGGATCTGCTCCATATGCTTCAACATACGGCTCAGGATCAATAGCTACGGGTACTGCTTCATTTGCTGAGGGTGTAGGTACTTTAGCTTCAGGCTTTGCAGCTCACGCTGCTGGTTTTAATACAACCGCAAGCGCTACTGCATCCTTTAGTACAGGCATTGAAACAGATGCAGATGGTATAGGATCATTTACAGCAGGTTCAGGTTCATTAGCTAAAGGAGATTCATCAGTAGCAATGGGTATAAGTACTATTGCTTCAGCTTCAGGTCAAGTTACAATAGGTCATTTTAATTTCCCATTAAATAGTCCTGATCATTTATTTGTAGTAGGTGGAGGTACAGGCAGTGCAACTTCTGCTAGAGGTAATTTATTGGAAGTATATGGAGGTATAGGGTCAACATATAAAGCAGTAAAAATAGATGTAGGTTCTACATTTACACAAACTTCTGCTCCTCCTCAAGGATTTTCAATATACGGAAATACAGTTTTTAGTGGGAATATTACAGGCAGTGTTAGAGTAGGAGGCTCAAATATACAATTAAATGATGATAGTGGTAATGTTAATGCAACTTCATCTTTTACCATCTTAGATACTGATAGAATTACACCAGGCCCTGATTTTAATAAACTTGTTATTGATAGATTTGGTATTAATTTTGATAGATCAAATAAAACCACAACCCCAGGTTCTAAATACCTTTGGACAGATAGTAGTAATAGATTATTTTATAGTTCAAGTGCTATAATCCTAAACGATGGTAATACATTAGGTGCTACTATGACCATTGGTACTATAGATACTAATAATTTACAATTAGAAACCAATAATACAACACGAGTATTCATTTCCTCATCAGGTAATGTAGGTATTGGAACTGCAACACCATCCGCATCTTTACAAATTCAAGGTAATTTTCAAATATCAACAGGCTCACTATACACTTATGGACAAAACACAGACATAGATAGTGGTTCATTCCGAACTGTAATGAGTATATCTACAGGTTCATATAGAGCAGCATTTTTTGATTATGTTCTAACAAGTGGCTCAAACGCAAGAGCAGGAACAGTATTTTCAGTATGGCAAGGAACATCGGTAGAATACGCTGATACATCAACAAACGATATTGGAAATACAACAGGTGTAAATTTATTAGTTAGTATGAGTGGTGCAAATATTGGTTTATTTGCTTCATCATCTAACGATAACTGGTCAATGAAAGCATTGGCAAGAATGATATAATACTATGGGATTTTATAGAGGGCCTAGTATAGTTAAAAGTAATCTAATAATGTGTTTTGATGCGGCTAATCCCTCATCTTACACCAGCGGTTCTTCAACATATACAAATTTAAGTAGAGGAAATATCGTAACAACCGCTACTCTAACAAACCAAAATTCAACAGTTACCATACCTCAATATTCTACAGAAAGTTTAGGAGTATTAGATTTTAACGGAACCGGCAGTGTAATATCGGTACTATCAAATCCATCGGCTTCAGGTTTTTGGCCTATTAACCAATTTTCATTAGAAGCTTGGTTTAAATCACCAAGTTTAGGATTAAATCAAACATTAGGCGGTATATTTGGGTTTACTTATGGGATAAGGTGTTATCTTCTAAATTCAGGTGCTATTAGATTTATTGTAAACTCTACAACTTCATCAGCTGTTACTATAACTGATACTTCAAAAAATTATTTTGATAATCAATGGCACCATGTTATAGCTATTAATAATGGTCTATCTAGTTCTTTATATGTAGATGGTACACTAAAAACAGCAGCTGCTGCCCCCTGGAATGGAACATCTCCATGGCCCACAAATGGTTTAAATATTGGCCGAGATAATAACGATGCAGTATATTACTTTTCAGGCAGCATGGCTCCTATTAAAGTATATAATAAAGCATTAACAGCAGCAGAAGTACAACAAAATTATTTAGCAGTAAAAGGAAGATTTGGATTATAAATTATGGCAATTTTTGGAGGATCAAATACTTATTTAGAAAATCTAGTATTTTACTACGATACGGGTAATACTGAAAAAAGTTTTTTAGGTGAACCTGTTACCAATACTATCCCAATTACAACAACTATTAATGGTGCTGGAGTTTATAATAATCCTGGTTTTACAACTACTATAGCAACAACAGGGGAATTTTATAAAGGAAGTCCTGTTTATAGAGTTACTTTTAGAGGTACTACTGCCGCTTTAGTTTCAAGATTAAGCAGTACTGATGGATTCGGGTTTTTACATGGGATGGGAATAGCCCTATCAGCTTCTGTTAGGTACCTAGCCTCAGTATACTTTAAAACAAGTTATCCATTAGATCAATCCTCCACTCAAGGATTTATTAATACATATTCAAACATATCAGGGTGGGGATCAAACAACACAGCAAATTCAAGATATACAGAAGGAGATTGGACCAGATTATATACTGAATACTTCAGTAATACTAATGGGTATACTCCTAGGACAACAACAGCAACTACAACTTCTGCTGCTTTTACAACAACAGGTTCACCTCAAGACGTAATAGTACCTTACACTATACAAAGCAGTTTAATTTCCGATTTTGGGGGTCTATATGCTATAGTTGGGACAGGATCAACAGCAATAACAGGTAGCGGGGGCACTACAGCACAAGCATCTGCTTCTATTTTAAATCAAGGTATAGATACTAGCTTTACAAAGTTAAGTTGGCCTTCTAGTATAAAATTAGCATCCGAAGTACCCTTTACCTATTATTACCTACTCAGAATTAACGGCCCCCCAGGAACATATAATGTAAATATTCGTCCTAATTTTCTAGGGTATTATAATTGGGTAACAGATAATAAATATTGGAAAATTACTTTCCCACCATCACAATCAGTAGGCACAAATACAGATACAATTATTACAACATTTTGGACTGCCCCTATGATTCAACAAATATCTAGTTCCCAACTACCTTCCCCATTTGTAGTAGGTACTAGAAGTGTTAGTGGATCTATTATAGACTTGTCAGGAAATAATACAACTAATGTTATTAGTGCTTCATTTACTAATAGCGGTTCACTATTCTTTAATAGCTCTAGTTTTATTACTATACCAAATGGAGTAGTATTAAGTTCAAGCAGTAGTTTTTCAATATGGGCTAATTTAAATCGAGTAAATGGAGTTCAATATTTACTAGGAGGCAGTAGTGTAGGATTTAGATATTCTTCTACAGACCAAACTTTTTTACTTTTTAATGGAAATGCAGGATGGAGTGCAGTATCTTGGTCTAGAGCAGGAGAAAATAATAATATCCATGTAAACCGAAGTGGATCAAGTTATTTTGTGTACGTAAATAGTAATTTAATCGGAACCGGCTCTACTGGGGATTCAAATTCAATCACTATAGATACAATAGGAAAACGAAGCGACGGATTTGCTTTTAGTGGCAGTATACCAGTCCTCCAAATGTACAATAAAATATTATCCCAAGAAGAAATTCAACAAAATTTTAATTCTTTTAGAAGTAGATTTGGAGTATGATATTTATAACCACACCCTTTTGGACAATGAAAAAAGGAAATAATTATGGCAAACGAATTTAAAGTCCGCAAAGGACTCATAGTACAAGGATCGGGTTCAACTATACTTGATATCTTAGGTTCACAAGGTGAACTATTCTCAGTAACCGATTCCTTATCAGGTTCATTATTCTCCGTAAACGATATTTCGGGGATACCTATTATGGAAGTCTTTTCAGACAATATCATTAAAATGGGAACGTTTAACCAAGAAGCCATAATTGTTTCCGGCAGTAGAACAGGGATGGGTATAGCAACACCTCAAGCAGAACTCCACATTAGTGGTGCAAATAACGATTCATTGTTTAGAATCCAATCGCCGTCCGTAGCTTCCATTATGTTTATAAGTGGTAGTGGTAATGTAGGTATAGGAACACTAACCCCTACAAATACTTTAAATGTAAATGGTACAACCTTCCTGCAAGGTGGTCAAACAACAGTACGAGGTAGCGGAGCAACATCCGCAACAACCGCACTTAGAGTAGAAAATTCCGCAGCAACAGCATTACTAACTATGCTAAATGATGGTACATCAGCATTCAATACTAATCACCTTTATGTAAGTAGTAGTGGTAATGTAGGTATTGGATTAACTAGCCCATTAGCAAGATTACACATAAGTGGCGCAAACGCCCTTCGCATGCAAAATACGGGTTTTGATACTTTTGAGTGGTTTTTTAATGCTGGGACAGGTATTGGATTTAGAAATGTTACTGATGGGACAACCCCATTCTTTGTTGGTGGGACGGATGATATTGGCATAGGAACAACTAATACATCTGCTAGACTCCATGTAAGTGGTGCTAGTAATAGTAATTTATTGCGAGTGGGTTCACCTGCTCAAGCAAATATTTTATTTATAACAGGTAGCGGTAATATAGGTGTAGGAACAACAACACCTGGTGTAACATTAGATGTAGTAGGTCAAATTAGAGCTAGTAGTACAATGTTTAATAGTACTACGCAAACTAATACTATCCAACTAAGTTCCGCTACTAACTTACAATTTCTTTCTGCATCAGTAGAAACCGCAAGATACGATAATACTGGTTGGGGATTTTTTAATACTGCTCCTACTGCTAGAGTTCATATTAGTGGTGCTGATTCTGCTAATCTATTTAGGATAAGTTCGCCATCAGTTACAAATGCTTTATTTGTAACAGGTAGCGGTAATGTAGGTATAGGAACTAATCTACCATCAGCAGACCTTCATATAAGCGGTGCTAATGCCGATGCTTTATTACGAGTAGGTTCACCAACAAACGCTAACATATTATTTGTTACAGGTAGTGGTAGAGTTGGAATAGGAATATCAACCCCATCAGCATTATTCGAGGTTAATGATAAAATAATAGCAGAAGCAGCTGGTAATGTTGGAATTCAAACCTTACCCTCAGATTGGATACATTTATCATCAGATCCGGCCGCAAGTAAATATTTAAATATTGATGCTGCCCAAACTAGTAATTCTCCACCTATTACAGCTGCATCTGTAGCTAAAAATGGCTACGGGATAGTTGCAAACGAAAATTACTTAGCAGAACCTGATTATTGGATGGAAATAAAATTGGGTGGGACTATTGTTTTAATTCCTTGCTACTTACCTGGATAATACCATGTTCCTCAAACCTACACCCCAACTCCTCCAACAAATTAAAGATAGTGGTAAATTCATTATCAAATTAAGTATGGATGAATTTCAAAAAATAGCATCCGAAGGAAAACTATTAACAAACGAAGAAGCAAAACAAAAATTAAACAACAATTTGGCAAAACAAAAATAATTTTGTATATTAATGGTTATGAAAAAACTATTGTACATAGCCCCTCATCTATCAACAGGCGGCTTACCCCAATATCTTTATAAAAAAATAGAACTTCTTCAAGGAGAATTTGATATATACCTTGTAGAATGGGATGACCATACTGGAGGAAGATTAGTAGTACAAAGAAATAAAATTGCAAATCTATTATCTCCTGATCACTTTTTTACTTTAAACGAAGATAAAAAAGAACTTTTAAATATTATAGACCAAATTAAACCTGATATAATCCATTTAGAAGAAATCCCTGAATTCTTTATGGATTATAATCTAGCAGAAAAAATATACAGCACAGACCGCTCATACTCTATCATAGAAACATCCCACGATTCATCATACGATACAACCCAGAAAAAATTCTTCCCAGATAAATTTATGTTTGTATCGGATTGGCAAATTCAACAATACAAAGATATAAACATACCCAAAGTACTAGTTGAATACCCTATTGAATATAAAGAACGCCCCAATAGAGAAGAAGCATTAAAAGCATTAGGACTAGACCCAAATAAAAAACATATTTTACACGTAGGCCTGTTTACCCCGCGTAAAAACCAGGCAGAGTTCTTTGAATACGCGCGTGCTTTACCTGAATATCAATTCCATTGTGTTGGAAACCAAGCCGATAATTTTAAGTATTATTGGGAACCCTTGATGCAAAACAAACCAGATAATTTAACTTGGTGGAATGAAAGATCAGATGTAGATAGCTTTTATAGTGCTATGGATTTATTCTTATTTACCTCTAAAGGTAACAATAACGATAAAGAAACTATGCCATTAGTAATACGCGAAGCTATTTCTTGGCAATTACCTATATTAATATACAATCTACCAGTATACTTAAATTATTTTGATAAATTTAATAATATACAATACTTAGAATTTAATAATATTAAAGAAAATTGTAATAAAATTACAGAAATATTATCTAAAGATAACAATTTTGTTAACATAGATGAAGAAGTATTTGTGCTTTCTGTATATCCTCAACAGCAAAGTATTATAGAAGCAACAAAAGAATGCATAGAAGGAATCCGCAAAACAAATCGTAAAATTATACTAACATCCCACTATCCTATACCTACTGAATTACAATCATTAGTAGATTATTGTGTGTATGATTCAAATAATATATTAACTAAAATGGATTTCTATAAGATAGGATACTGCTATGAAGAAAATTTTGAATATAATATAAATATAGATGAAGAAAATAATAATAACAGTTATCATGGTCCTGCAGTCTATACAAACTATTATAATGGTGCCGTTTTAGCCCAAAAATTAGGATTTAAAAAAACATATTTTATCAATTTTGACTATATCCCTAATAACCCAGAATATATAAATTATATTTCCAAAGTATTAAATACTAAAAAAATCTACTCAGGAATAAAAATATACACTGAAGGAAATACAGTTTCTACATTTTTCTTTGGAGCTCAAACAGATTTCTTTTTATCTTTATATCCTAAAATATCCACAGCACAAGAATATGATCTTTTAAAAGAAAAATGGCAAAGTAATTCTGTAGGATATGAAGATATATTTTATTGTTCTTTAAAAAATCACTTAAATCAAATACATCTAGAACCAGAAGAACAATGGAACCAATTAATTCAAACTAATTTCAAACACCTTGGATATTCTAGAATAGAATATTTTTCAGTACTACCAGTACAAAATCAAGATAATTGTTTTGCAATAGTAACTCATAATTCAAGTAATACTGATAAGAAAAAACTTGTTATTGAATTAATAGATAATAACGAAAATAAAGTTAATGAAACGTTATATTTGAATGGTCAATTAATTTGGTATTATATATACAATTACAATATTGATAATAATATTAGCATTAGTCAAAAAATGTATGATATTGACGATAAATTACTTAAAACTCATACTATTACAATAGATAAAAATTATATTATAAATCAATTACCTAAAAACGGATATTTTAAATTCAAATGAAAATTTGCCAAGTAAATCCGGGATGTGGTATCCCTATTCCCCCTCCATCTTGGGGAGCTATTGAAAAAATAGTATGGGAATTTACTTGTAATCTACAACAACTAGGACACGAAGTTGATATTAGATGGTGCAATGAAATACAACCTGGAGAATATGATATTGTAATGGTACATGTTGCTAATTTAGCATTAGAATTAGCAGAGCAAGGAATACCTTATATATTTCAACACCATGATCATCATGCTTTCCATTATGGAAAAGATTCATTTATGTATAAGCAAAATAAAGAAGCAATGGAAAAATCTATTTTTTCATTAGTTCCTGCTCGTTATTTAATTGATTATTTTGAATTATCTAATGTATATTATTTTTCACATGGAGTGAATGTGCATTCATTCTACCCAAACGAAACATACCCTTCAGAACATAATCTATTAATGTTAGCAAATAATGGTTTAGGAGGATATGGAGCTTATGATAGAAAAGGATTTGGATTAGGAGTGCAATTAGCAATGTCTCGTGATTTACCTATTACAATTGCCGGTCCTAAAAACAATGAAAACTGGCTTAATGATAATCCTTGGGTTAAAGGATACCCTAAATTAACAATGATTTGGGAACTACCAAATGAAAATTTAAGAGATCTTTATACTTCTCATACTATATTTCTTCACCCATCAGAACTAGAAGCAGGACATCCTAATCTTACATTGTTAGAAGCAGCCGCTTGTGGTTTACCAATATTAGGATGCATAGAAATGGAAACTACGTTTCATGGTTTATATAGAGTATCTCGTGATTTAAAAGAAATGTTGTGTGGTTTAGATCAAATTATAAATAATTATACTGATTACAGATATAGTTCATTAAATACTGCTCAAAAGCTATCCTGGTTAAATCGCTCAAAAGAATTAATTCACTTATATGAAAGACACACTAATTAAAGAGTATAATAATACCCAAATATTGAATATAAAGAATAAACCACCTCAAAATACCTTTAAGGTTAATTTTATTAATGGTGCTTTTTTTGAAATTATAGGTTCTATAAATGAAAAATATAAGGTAATATTTACTAATCAAAAAAATAATAAAATTATACACGAAACCACTATTACAAATAATATGTGGACTCGCACTAATATAAAATATTGTATTGACTGGAAAATAGAAGCATTTATAGAATCTACAAATGAAAAAGTATTTGAATATAAATTTAATCCCACAGGAAAACATGTTTATATTCATATAGACTCAAAAGCAATAGGAGATCATTTAGCTTGGTTCCCGTACATAGAAGAATTTAGAAAAAAATGGAATTGTAAGGTTACCTGCTCTACATTCCATAATCAATGGTTTAAATCATCCTACCCACAACTAAACTTCACCAACCCAGGAACAGAAGTATTTGATATATACGCTATGTTTGAAATAGGATGGTTTTATAATAATAATAAAGTAGATTTAAATAGAATACCTTTAGATTTTAAACGACACCCATTACAACAAACTGCCTCTGAAATATTAAACATAAAATATAAAGAAGTAAAACCTATATTAGATGCTCCTTTAAAGAAAACAGACATTCAAGATAAATATGTTGTAATAGCTCCTCATGCTTCTGCTCATGCAAAATATTGGAACTATCCTGGTGGGTGGCAAACTATAATAGACTATCTAAATAATAAAGGATATAAAGTTGTTATGTTGACAGCCGAACCTTTAGGAGATGAATGGCACGATTCAAAATTAGGAGGCACATTAACGAGGGTAATAGACAAAACAGGATTTGATATTCCATTAGAAGATAGAATGATTGATATTCGCGATGCTTCTCTATTTATAGGAATGGGAAGTGGTTTAAGTTGGATATCATGGGCTTTAAATACCCCAACTATCTTAATATCCGGCTTTAGCTATCCCTATACTGAATTCCAGGACTGCGAACGAATTTATCCTTTAGAATATAATGCTTGTACAGGTTGTTTTAATAGACACGTACTAGATGCAGGAGATTGGGAATGGTGCCCTGATCATAAAAATACTCCTCGTCAATTTGAATGTACTAAATTAATTAAACCTGAACAGGTTATAGAATCTATTAATAAATTTTTAAACTCATAATATGTATAATAAACAATTAAATTTATGGAAAATCAAAAATTAACACAAGAAGAATTAACTACATTACAAGAATTACAACAAAATGGTCGTATCGTTATTGAAGAATTAGGCCAAATTGAGGTTGCTAAATTTTCTTTAGAACAAAGAAGAATAAAAGCAGAACAATTTTTGCAAGACGTGCAAAAACAAGAACAAGAATTTGTTCAAAATATTACAAATAAATATGGTATTGGTTCTGTAAATCCTGAAACAGGAGAATTTACTCCTTCCTTAAGAGAAAATTAATTTTTACGAATTTCTGTCATATTTATAGACAACAAAAAACTATAAAAACATGGCAGAAACTTTAATATCTCCTGGCGTTTTAGCGAGAGAAAATGATCAATCGTTTATTACTCAACAACCTGTAACAGTTGGAGCAGCAATTATAGGCCCCACAGTTAAAGGACCTGTTGGAGTACCTACTATTGTTACTTCATACTCCGATTATTTAAATAAATTCGGATCAACATTTGTAACAGGTGGGCAAGTTTACACATACTTTACTTCAATTGCCGCTTACAATTACTTTAATAATGGTGGCGAAACACTATTAATAGCTAGAGTAGTTAGTGGTGGCTATTCAGAAGCAACTAGTACCGCTATTAGTGGTAGTACTACTGCTCCAACCCAACCAACATTGGTGCTTAAAACTATTTCTGAGGGTACTATAATGAATAGTAGCTCTAGTTTAGATGTATCTGGATCATTGCTAAGTGGCTCAGCAGATAATGTAAGATGGCAAATTGTAAATTCCAATACATCTTCGGGTACTTTTGATCTGTTAATTAGACAGGGAAATGATAATACTAATACTCCTATTGTATTAGAAACATGGACTAATTTGTCTATGGACCCGTTAGCTCCTAATTTTGTATCTAGGGTAATCGGTGATCAAGCATTAAATTTTGCTTCCTCAGGAACTAGCTATTATTTAGATGTAACTGGCTCTTATCCAAATAATTCGAGATATGTTTATGTAAGTGCGGTTAATAACCCAACTCCAAATTATTTTGATAATAATGGAATAGCAAAAACACAATTTACTGGATCTATACCTCTTAATGCAAGTGGATCTTTTAACAATGCTATTGGAACTGTATCTACTGATGGTCAATATTATAGTGCTATTACAGATGGTAACAGATCTCAAGGTATTCCAAGTGCTAGTTATACTAATATGATTAATCTATTATCTAATCAAGATGATTATAGATTTAATGTATTATTAACTCCTGGTTTATTTAATTCACTACAAACTTCCCAAGTAACCACTATTATCTCTAACACACAAAATAGAGGAGATAATATTTTTGTACTTGATTTAGTACCATATAATTCAAGTGTATCTACAATTAGTACCCAAGCTTTAAGCAGAAATACATCATACGCTGCTTCATATTGGCCTTGGTTACAAGTAATTGATCCCGATACCGGTCAATTTGTTTGGGTACCTGCTTCTACATTAATTGGTGGTGTGTATGCTTTCAATGACAGCGTTGCTGAACCATGGTTTGCACCTGCCGGCATTAACAGAGGCGGTTTAGCTGGAGTAATTAGAGCAGAACGTAAATTATCCCAATCAGATAGAGATACATTATATAGCAATAAAGTTAACCCAATCGCTACATTCCCTGGACAAGGTGTTGTAGTATATGGTCAAAAGACATTACAAACAGCAGCATCTGCTCTTGATCGTGTAAATGTTCGTAGATTGTTAATTGCCCTTAAGTCTTATATTTCTCAAGTAGCAAATAACTTAGTATTTGAACAAAACACAATCGCAACGAGAAATGCCTTCTTAAGCCAAGTTAACCCATACCTCGAATCAGTACAACAACGTCAAGGTTTATACGCATTTAAAGTAGTAATGGACGACTCAAATAACACTCCAGATGTGGTAGATAGAAATCAGATGGTAGGTCAAATTTACTTACAACCAACCAAAACCGCTGAATTTATTTACCTCGACTTCAATATTACTCCAACAGGTGCTACATTCCCTGCGTAAATTTTTAAAGACAGAATATTTATAATAAACAAAATATAACATGGCAATATTAGATCCAAACGAAATATTTTTCACCGCCTTTGAACCGAAACAGGCTAACCGATTTATCATGTACATTGATGGTATTCCGGCTTATGAAATCAAAGGTGTAAGTAATGTAAACCTAACCCAAGGCTCAGTTAGATTAAATCACATTAACGTACAACGTTACGTTAAAGGTGTAACTACTTGGGGTCCTATTACATTTACTTTATTTGATCCTATTACTCCTTCCGGCGCACAAGCTGTAATGGAATGGGTACGTTTACATCACGAATCAGTAACTGGTAGAGATGGATATTCTGATTTCTACAAGAAAGACTTAACATTTGATGTATTAGGCCCTGTAGGTGATATTGTATCCGAATGGATTATTAAAGGAGCAATGATTACTACTGTTAACTTTGGTGATTATAGTTGGGATACACTTGATAC